TTGCACCCTCTCCACCAGTCTCACGATATTGAACATAAAGTCCAGTACCGCTTATTGAAGTTGGCATTAAATCTCTAAAGTTGATTTTTTGAGATGGCAATAAAGCTTGAGTAGCAGCATAAGTAGCAACACCATCACCAGTCAAGTTATTTGACAAAGTCATGTTTCCTACAGCCTTAATCTCCATTCTGAATGGCTTACCCTTCTTTACGTTTTGAATCTCATCAAAGTTAGCCTCTAAGCCTTCGCTGAATAACTCACCAAATGATTTTTTCTCCATCTTTACGCCTGGTGTAGACTTTACTCTTGTTTGTAACAAATCAAATCCTTTTAAGATTGCAGCTTGCTCAGCCTTTAATTTGTTAAACTCTTCAGTCATAGCTTTTACAGCCTCAGCTGAATCATTACCGTTACCGAATGCGTTGATTTTCTCATCAACCGCTGTTACTACTGATTTCAATTGATCAGCAATCTCAGACTTAGTTTTCTCAGATATTGAAGTTTCTAACGTTGATTTTAACGCCTCCAATTCTGACATCAATTCTTTCTTTTCCATGTCTTTATGGTTTTTGTAATTAATTAAATTTTATTTCTAAACGCTCGTATAATGTCCAATGTGTCATCAACTGGCTGAATGGTTGTAACCGGTTCAGTAGTGTTAGATTTCATATCTAGAATTAATTGAGCTAATTGTTTACTGTGTAATAACAACATCTGTATTGTATCATCTGTTGCCGTTGTGTTTCTGCAGAACTTATCAATAGCAGCCGTCTTAGCTACTATCATATCTACATCAAGATTCTTATCACCTTTAAGTGATGTAATTGGTGTAAGTGCATTTGCACCCCACGCTGTAAGTGAACTGCCCTCGTATAACTTAACCTCAGTAATTTCAAACTGTCCTAATGATGGATTGCGTAAATAGTTTTCATAGGATTGGATTTGATTACGCTTAATTATCTTAAAGCCAATTGAATGCTCAGTTATCAATCCACTCTCAACCATCTTAATAAAGTCTTCACCACCCTCGTGTGTTCCTAATTGACTCTCATAATATAATCCGTACTCATCCTCTCTTAAGGTCAATAACTTGCCTAATGGTTGCGATGGATCATGATTAAGTAAATGCTTTATTCTTGGTTGTGCTGATGCTGGCCCCTGCTCGTTTATTGTCTTAGTAAATGCACCAGGCTTCATTATATCACCATCACTATCCACATTGTTGAACTTGCTAAAATACCCTGTAACAATACCCTGAATCGGATTCATATCCATTATCTCAGATACTATTGATACATCCTTTATGTTGTATATGCTGTTCATTGATATAAAGTTACTATTTTATTTTAATTAATAAACCAAAAATTTTTGCACCTGGTAAGGGATTTGCACCCTTATCTCCCTACTATGTAAGGGCGTTTCCTAATGTTGGTATTCATTCCCAATTACGCCAACCAGGTGTATTATCTTCTAATTATTCTGCCATTCCTATCTCGCTTTGCTTGAAATGATACAGTACATCTACAATTTACCACCTCTTCTGCAGGTACTGGCAATCCATTTGGTTGTGACCTTACACCAGGTTGCATCATTCCAATATCTCCAAGCTTTGCATTGGTTAATGTAAATGGTGTCTCAATTGGTAGCCTTGTACCATCAACCATCTTGTGATCATGTCTTGTACGTTTATCCTTAACCGCTATCCATACTTTCTCCATTACATTCCCACTCTCATTTGCATAAATCATAGCTGCACCATTTGCACTGGTAACCGTCTCTGTTCTTGCTATCCTTCTAGCCCTCATTGCATTGAATGCTGGACTCACTAACAACTGCCTCACTATATCATCAAATGATGCACCAGTTATAGCTGCATCACTTAAAACCTTTTGTATAAATGCTGTACTATAACTTGTCATTAGGTTTGCATCGTTAAGCAAATCTATTCCATAATACTGATTCATTAACTCTACTATCCTTTCATTAAATCCCATCTGACCACTAACAAAGTTATAATCAGCCTTTATTGATTCAACACGGGTAACTCTTGCCCATGCAGGACCTACCGTCTTATACAATGAAACCAAAACATCATAGATGGGGAACACTGGTAACATCATTGGATCCTGTGTCTTTACAAATGCATCCAACTGAATCTTTAAAGCCTTATGGAACTTTGGAGCATACAACTTCTCGTACCTCTGTTGAAACTTACTCCACCTATTAAAATATGCTGTTTGTTCCTGTTGTGTCATAAACTAAAATACTTATAGTTAGTATTTCTTTCTTTTTCTATTTGCTCTTTTGGTATCTCTTCGAGGTTAATATCGGGGAGATTTATACCTAACTTATTTGCTAATGCTTTCTTTACCTGCTCTACCTTCCACTCCCTCTGCTGTTTCTTTAATGGACATGATGGCACCGGTAACTCACTAATCAACATCAATGAGACTTTACTGTGTAACATCTGTGTAATTTGCTCAATACTTTTCTCCATCATTACAAAGGTAAATCATCAACATTAATACTTAAATCGGTAATAAATTGTTTACCTGAATCTATTATGATTTGATTCATTGCATCCTCATCTATCATCTCAAAATCCTGTATCTCACGCTTCTCATTTGGAGTTATCCACCACATTGCATTTAATGCCTCAGCTTGTGTTTTCATATCCTCCTGCATAGCTGGGATGTCGCTTATGTCTATCTCAATTGTTCTTTGTACTCCATCAGTATACATCGGAAGTATACCCCTTATCAATGCATCCCTAAACAAATGTATGTTCGGAAGTATTGAGTTAGTGTACAACATCTTTAATGCCGTATTCATATTGTTGTATGTACTGCTATCAGTGTTGTTTAGTAAAACCTCAGGGAACTTATATGCATTGCAAATCTTTGTGAAGTCAATCTTTTGTAAATCCGATACCTCCATATCTGCAAGCTTCAAACCCAACTCTAAATATCCCATGTCACCTGCTGCGAAGTATGGAGCACCCTTGTTACTGCTATTCTTTAAATACTTAGCAAAGTCATTCTTACGTTGTCCCAATGTCTCAATGGCAAAGTCTGACTTCTCAAACACTATACCCGGAATGCCACCATTCTGCATTTGTGCAACTGAGGCATTCATCCCAGCATCCAATCTAGTCACACGCTTAGTTAACACTTGCAATGGGCTAAGGCCTCTGAACTGCTGACCATTGGTGATGGTCGGATTGTAATACTTTACATGAATAATATCATCTGTTGTAAACGTACCATCAAAGCCTACATCAAAATATCTATAGCCTGTCACTATTTGTGGAAAGCTATCACTAACCAACACCGTTACATTTTGGTTATTCAATGGATGAAGTATAACCATCCCAGCATTCGGTCCTAACTCCAACACCTCCTTATACAAAAACAACTCACCAGTAATGTACAAGATTGTGTAGTACATAATCTTATCCTCATAACTAATACCGTTTAACATCTTCATAAAGATATCATCCTGCTCTAGATCCTGAAGGGCTTTAGTCTTGTAGTACTTACTTTGTATGCTTTTAAAATCATGTCTCTTATAACCTTTCATTGCCACATCATCAACAACCTCATAGCCATAAAATGGAATCCTTGCAGCAGTCTCAGCTAAGTAACTTATCACTGAGTAAATATCATCAATTGTTGTGTACTGGTTGATTGCCTCAACAGTCTGCCAACTTGGAAATATGGCATTACTAGCGTTGATGGTCATGCCCATCATGTTATTTACTGCCTTAGTTTTGGTTTCTTTTTTGCCAAATAACTTGTCAATCCATTTCATATGCAAACACCATTTTAGGTTTAAACTCAAATATCTCTCTCATCATAAACATATCCAATAAATCCGGGCTATCCCCGTTAAGCTTTATCTTCATCTCATCCTTGCCAATGATTCTTAGCTTACCATCATAATCACTCTTATCACGCTTGATAGCCTTACGCTCATACATAAATCTTTGTTTGACTGTCATAGTGCTATCGTACATCTTACTGGCTACATGCTTGTTAATCTTCATCCTGCCCATACTAACTGCATTGCCTGTACGATAGTAACACTGCGTCTTTAGGTTCATGTAATTCTCTTTTATCAGTCTGCCTGATGCTTCATCCTTTACACTCATTGCTGATGCACCACCATTGAACGGAACTGCACCACGAATGAACCCATCAACATAACTACCTACACCATCAGCGTCATAACAAATATACCGATTTTCTACTGAATACTTTTGAGCCATGCGATTAATTAAATCTATTACTTGCTTACCATCACTCTTATACATTATCTCAATGTCCATCAGCTCCATCCCTTCCCAATATCCTACTACAAGCTTATTGCTTCCCTTCATTGCAATATCCGCTGTGATGTATCTGCCTGTCTTATCAACTCCTTTGATGTTCTCAAACATCCCTACAAATGCATCGTAGTCATACACATCATTAGGGCTGTTGCTTACCTTCCATCTACCTTCAAGTAGTTGCCGCCTGGTGTCTTCATCTTGGCTAAGCAAGTTACCCGGATATGATGGATCATGCTTCAACCCCTCCTTGTTATCATAGATGCTACCACTCACAAACGTAATTGATTTGATAAAGTCTCTAGCCGTTAACCCTGATGCATCTATCATCGGCTTAATGATATGCTCAGCTTTCTGATACACCTCATCATAGCTATCACCCCAAATGTAATCATTGCCATACTTGATAAAGTATCTTAGCTTACCTCTACGTTCCAGTATTGGAAAGCCAGTCTCACTATCTATCCACCAACTAATCATCTTATACACCCAACTCTCAGGATCAGGGTTGCAGGTTGCCCTTACATATGGCTTAACACTGCAGGCACTACGGTTACGTGATAGCAGATAAAAGAACATTGACTCAGTGAAGTGAGTAAGCTCATCAAAGCCTAAGAAAGGTATTTGCGCTCCCTGCCAATCATACTTATTTTTTTCATACTCCAAATGTCTGAATGAAATCTTTACACCGGATGGAAACTTCCAGTCTAGAGATGACTCCCTTGCATCACCCTTAACTATTGGGTAAAGCTTTGTACTAGTGTCCCATAAGCCACCCTCGTTTCGTATCTGTACCGATGTTCTACGGAATATCACACCACCAAAACCTTTTATGTCTATGTGTCTAATGGGATCTAATAGCAAAGCAAATGTCTTACCAACAAACGCAGCTGCACCACCGATAACAATGTCTGCACCGCTTGACAAAGCTATTGTCTGATAACCTGCTTGAGGTCTTATGTAATTGATGTTATACTGTTGGTTCAATGATATCGTCTATTGGTTCTATTGGTTCAATGAAGTTATCCCGGCCATTATCGGGCAGTTGTATTATCTCAATTGTCTTTATGTCCTGCTCTATGTTCATTTGTATTTGGTCAGTAGGTTTACCAACTCCATGCTCCCAGCAGAACTTAATCAATGTTGGCTCCTTGCTATTCAATAACGTAACAAAGCCATTGTGAATACTGCCATAGTATTCTTCAATAGCTTTTATGGCTATGTTCCTAATATCTAACTCAAACTCTTTTTTGGGCCTTCCTGCTCCAGGTCTAGCCCCTCCTGGTCCTGCCATGATTTATAATTGTTTATTCAATTCAAAGTTACTTAATCTAATCAACATATTTATAATTGAATGACCTCTTAACTAATTCTAAGGCTTTTTTACGGTCTATTAGCAACACATCCCTCATCTCGTATATGTCTTTAAAAATCGTGCCTGTATTAACCTCTAATATCTTTTTAGAAGTATGCTCCCTTTTTTTAGCATTTATGATTTTTATCAGCTCGTCATTTTTATAGATTCGATAAATAGTTTTTGAGCCTTGAAACATGGGTAAAATTTGTTTCATTATTTCCTCTTCTGATCTTGTTGTTGTTGCCACTTTGTAGGCTAATATTTTGTTAGAATTATACACTTTATAAATCGTTGGTTTTTGCATAGCTTTTTTATTGATGTAACCGATGTAACGCATTTTTGCCCAAAACACTATTATATATATACACACACTTTTTTTTTTTTTTTATAATAT